GAAACAGATAAGACTAAGGTAGATAAAAGAAAACAACATCAAGGTTTTCCTAGTAATTATATCCATAGTCTTGACGCTGCACATTGCCATCTTAGTTTGGTTGCTGCCAGTAAGAAAGGACTAGATCAATTCTGTATTATCCACGATTGCTATGGTAGTCCAGCTAGTGAATTAGAAACTTTAATCCAATGTGTTAAGCAAAGTTTCTATGATATTTATAGTGATAATAACTTAGATAATTTATACCATCAGGCAGTCCAACAACTAAGTGAGACAAAGGATTTACCCAAGGCACTACGCATGGGGGAGTTTGATATTACTGATGTGTTGAACGCACCATATATATTTACTTAACAGAGAACTAAGGTACAATAAATGAACGTCTAATTTAGACGATCTAACCAGTTAATTACCAAGGTAAAACATGGACAACATAAAGTCGGAGACTATTAAGTTAGTCACTCCTGTAGGAACTCGCTTTCGTTACTCTTATTTAGTAACACCTGATGAGTATATGGGTGAACAGAAGTGGAAGACAGAAGCATTGATACCAGTAGGTTCAATGATGAAGAACAAAGAAGGCAAGATGGTAGAAGCTACTGCTTATATCATTGAAGAACTAGAAGGATTACTAGAGATATGGAAGGGTCAACTCAAAGCTGCTTTCCCTGATAGATCTTTTAGTTTAACTAAGAGTTCAAAGACAGGACAACCATCTTTCCCTTGGTCATTCGAGGAGAGTGATTTAGTTATCAGACTAAAGAAAAATTATAAAGGCATGAAGGGTATCAATACACCTGTTGCTTTCTATAAGACTGAAGAACAAAGTGGTCAAGTAGTTCTTATGAATGAGGATGAACGAATACAAATGGAGAAGATAAGTCCAGAGACAGAAGGACAAGTATCTTTCCTTGCATCTGGATATAACGCAGGTGGTAATGGTGTAGGTATTAGATGTATGCCATTAAGTATTTGCTTTAGAAACATAATTCCATATACAGGTGGAGGAGGAGCAAGTGACTTTGAAACAGCAGAGCCATCAAGCTACGAAGAAAAAGCGACTGCAACCGCAGCCGACTTCTAAATACAAGAGCAAGTTTGAAGCTGCTTTTGCCGACAGTTTACACAAAAAGAAAATCAAATTTACTTATGAAACTATCAGCATTGACTACACAATTAGTTACAGCTACAGACCAGACTTTATCCTTAATGATTTCTATGTTGAAACGAAAGGATATTTTTCCTCTGAGGACAGAAGAAAACATCTTGTTATTAAGAAGACTAGACCCGAACTAGAGATTAGGTTTTGTTTTCAAAATAGCAAGACCAAACTAACCAAAGCAAAGAACTCTATCTCTTATGCCAAATGGTGTGAGAGACATGGGTTTCTCTACTGCGATAAATTTATTCCTACTGAATGGTATGCCTAGCTTTCCTTTACCACCTAACCCAGACATAGGTTGTGTAGTATTTGATGACCACAGAAATATGTGGATAGTATTTACTGGCAAAGAATGGGTGGATGTAAACCTCAAAGAACACAACTGCAACCTAAACGAATCAGATCATGGCTCAACTTTGTAATGTTAGTCAACCACCTAATGCTGATGAAGGTGACTATTGGTACAACACAAGATCATCTGTCTTATATGTATGGTTTCTTGGAAGTTGGTTTGATGATGTAGTAAAAGCTAATCGTCATTATCAAACACAATGGAAAAGAAGTCAGTATTTATTTAACAGTCTTGATAGAAAATCAGCAGAAAAAATTGTAAGGTCACATAGAAAAATGTGTATCGGTAATGTAAGTTTTCCTATTAAAGAGTTTACCTACAACTGGTACTATGACTAGCAAATATAAATCTAAAAAAGTTTGCCCCGAATGTGGCAAGAAGAACTGTGCAGTCTTTGATGATGGACATGAACATTGCTTCACTATGGATTGCGAATACACCTACTACCCAAACAAAACCAAAGAAAAGAAAGTGAGTAACATCATTCCATTAAAGAAAACAAATCCAAAACTATTGAAGGTTACACCTATAGCTTTACCCAAACGTGGAATCACTAAAGAGACTTGCGAACTATTTGGATATGGACAAGCAGAATACAGAGGACAACCTGTTCAAGTTGCTACATATAAAGATCAGAAAGGTAGAGATGTAGCACAACATATACGCTTTCAAGATAAGAAGTTTATCTGGTTAGGTGAGATGTCTAACGTACAACTATGGGGTCAACACCTATGGCGACAACATGGCAGCAATGGATCTGTATTTGTTAGTTGCTTTGAAGGTGAGATTGATTGCATGAGTGGATCTCAAATACAAGGTAACAAGTTTCCCTGCATCTCTATCCCATCAGGAGTACAGTCAGCAGCTAAGTATTTGGCAGCTAACTACAAATGGTTAGATACTTATTGTCGCATAGTCTTATGCTTTGATAATGATGAAGCTGGTAATAAAGCAGCAGAGAAATGTATGGAAGTCTTACCTAAAGGTAAAGTTGCAATAGCTAGGTTAGATCGTAATGATGTTAACGATCATCTTGTATTAGGTGAGGGAGATGTAGTACAAGAAAGATTATGGAAGGCTAGACCAGTAAGACCTGACTGCTTAATCAATGCAGCAGACGCTTGGGATTTGTTTACCAAAGAAACAAGTAAAGCTATAACAGATTTCCCTTTCCCTAAACTAAATGATTTCACAAGAGGTTTATTTCCAAGTCAGCTATTTACAGTAGCTTCCGCAAGTGGGGCAGGTAAGTCTACAATTTGCAGGGAGTTCTGCCATCACTTTCTTAAGAGAGGATTGAAGGTAGGTTATATAGGACTAGAAGAATCAGTACAAAGAACTCTTCAAGGTCTGGTAGGTATTGACATGAATGTGCCTTTGCATTTAGATGAGGATGGCATAGATAAAATTAGTCTGAAGACTGCATTTGACAAACTAACGTCAAGTCGCAGTCTTTTTCTTTACAACCATTTCGGTAGTCTTGAACCTGATGTACTGCTAGAACAGATCAGATACCTAGCAACAGTTGATGGAGTGCAGGTAGTAATCCTTGACCACATCAGTATAGTTTTGTCAGGCTTAGAGTTAGACAATGAACGTAAAGCAATAGATATTATAATGACCAAGCTAAGAAGTTTATGTGAAGCCACAGGTATAGCTCTTGTATTGGTCAGTCACTTACGAAGACCACAAGGACAATCACATGAGTCGGGCAGGGAGGTTGATACTTCTGACTTGAGAGGATCGCATAGCCTTCTTCAGTTATCTGATGTCGTGTTATCTGCTTCCAGAAACCAGACAGGGGATGCTAGTGAGAGACAACGATTACAGCTAAAGGTACTCAAGTCTAGACATACAGGGATGACAGGTGAGGTAGATAAATTATTATACGACCAGAAGACAGGTCGATTAATCGTATATGAAAATGACTTTGCTGACTTATGACTTTATTAATTGATGCCGATTGGCTAGTCTATTCTTCTTGTTGTGCTTGTGAAGTAGATACAAGATGGAATGATTGGCAACATACTCTTCACTCTGATGAAAGAGATATTATGAATCTGATTGAAAGCAGGTTAGATGTATATAAACAAATAGCAGAAGACAAGCATGATGTAGTTATGTGCTTTACTTCTTACCCTACATTTCGACATGAGATATTTCCTGAGTACAAACTAAACAGGATAGGTAAACGAAAACCACTAGCACTTAAAAGTATTATTAAAAAAATAAAGAATGAATATGAATCTGCTGCCTATCCAAACTTAGAAGGAGATGATGTACTTGGACTATTAGCTACCAATGGTCAGTATAAAAATCCAATCATAGTCTCTGTTGATAAAGACATGAAGACTATACCTTGTAAGTTAATACAAGAAGATGAGATCTTACATATAACAGAGAAGAAAGCAGACAGGCATTGGTTTGAGATGTCACTAGCTGGTGACTCAGGTGATGGTATTGCAGGTCTTAAAGGTATGGGTATGGTTACTGCTTCCAAGACACTAGCCAATACACCAGATACTAGAGATGCACTATGGTCTAAGGTACAGGAGACATATACAAAGAAAGGTTATAGTATTGCTGATGCTATTCTCAATGCAAGACTCACAAGAATACTACGAGAGGGAGACTATAACTACAGCACAGGTGAAGTTAAACTATGGACTCCGTAAAAATTAACTATCTATATTGTTTTCAACTGTAGTTGTTACTTGATCTGTATGAGAATCTCCCATTGTTACTCCATCCCAATCATTACCAACAGATGTAGGTTTAACATCATTTATCCATTGTTGAACTGACATAAAAGAACCACCTTTTTTCCCAGCTATTGCACTATGTGGACAATCAGGTAAAACTCTGACTACCTGATAATGTGATTTAGATAAATTACAATTTGGTGCTTGAACGTTGGCATACCATCTTGGTAAAACAACTTTGTCATTTAAAAAAAACTCCATACCACTTAAGGCAACTTCGTAAGAATCAACATTAGGATGTGTATGACTAGGAATTATAGTATTTGGTGTTGCTGTAAAAAGTTGTACTTGAAATTGATCATGTCTATATATAGTTAATCCAGTTACTCCTTCAACAAAGTGAATAGAGTTTTTATGTGGAACATATATACGATTACCAGCATCTAAATACCATTCAAGAAAAGATGTCAATTCATCGTTAAATTCTCTTCCAGTTCCGTCTTTCATTTTTATGTGTAAAATAACATAGATTCCCATAAAAAAAACCCTAGATGGAACCACTCACCTAGAGTCTTTTTCATTTTTCTGTGCAACAAGGTAACCACTCCTTGCTATCAGTAGGATAACATATAAAATAGATATAACACTTTTATCTCTGTGAATTTACCAGTAATTACTGACGAACTTATAAACAGTTTAAGTAGTGTGTTTCCTGATAGACACCCAGACTTATCGTTGACTGATCGAGAAGTATGGTATCGTGCAGGGGAAAGATCTGTTGTTAACTATTTAATAGAACAGCAGAAAAGACAGAAAGAAACTATGCTCAATAACAAAGTTTTGGAGAATTAGTTATGTGTTTTGGCAGTAGTCCTCGTCAACCTAAAGTTGCAAAGTATCAAAGTAAGAATGATCCTGTTGTAATTACAGGTGAACAAGAAGGTCTTGAAGATACAAAGAAAAAAAGTGAAGCAGATTCTTTAAAGATTGGAAAACAAGTGGCAAAGAAAGAAGCTCGGAACCTATCTAACTCAACTATTGCAACAGCACAAAAGTTAACGCAAACTAAAAAGAAGACTTTAATTTAGTTCATGCTAGTATAAGGAAAAAATAATATACACTTGCCATGTGTTTCGGAGACAGACCATCACCCCCACCTGCACCTGCAATCGAACCAGTTGATTCTGCTATAGAAGATACTGCTGATAAAGTTGTTGTTGGTAAACAAAAAAAGAAACAAATAGCTGGTACTAAAGTAGCTCAAGGTAGAAAGATGGGAACTAAGTCATTACAAATACCATTGCTTGATGGTGGTAAAGGTGGAGATTTAAACTACCCAACTTAATATGGAATACTCGACACAAGGTACAACCGCAGCAGGGAGGTACGAAGCACTTGTTAGTAGT